ATGTTATCCTTTATCATCAGCAGCGTCTGTTTCCAGTTGTCGATCCTATCACCCATCGACGATGTGTTCGTCAGGTAATCTAATTTACAGCAAACGCAAAAGACGCCCGCCGCCGCAACTTCGCGAGGCACTTTGAAAAAGTCTGTTATTTGGTAGTATTCGTCTGTAAACTTCTTCGGTAGTTTCGCCTGCATCTTTACGTCAGGTGATCCCGTAGCGTATTGTCCTGCGACTTTGAGTTTAATATTAGGATCAGACAAAGAGTCTTGCGTTTTACGTATTGCAATCGTTTGGCCGCACAACTCTTTACGCGCCTTGACTTCTTTGCGTAGCTCGTCGAGCGTATTCTCGGCCTCGCGACAAAAGAACCCAAAGTCGCACATCGTTTCGTTGCTCATGCTTTGATCTGCGTGCCGATCGGCTTTGATAATCTTTGTGCTCTTCGACATAAATCCGTAGAGCAGATTGTACAGACTCGCAAGCTCTTCGTTGATCGCTAAAAACTCTGATATTACGTCGTTTGTGTCACTCGTTGGCTTTTCTTGTTCGAGCTTCTTAGGTTCGAGCTTCTGCCACTCTTGCCATGTCATGTTTTTGCAAATGTCTTTTGCCATTTGTTTTGCAAGAACTTCAGGCATACCGGGTATTTGACCAACTTCAGGAATGCCCGTGAATATATTTTCTGACTTGCGGTTTTTGGCAGGCATCGCAGCGGCGCATGACGGGCAACTTTTCGCCATCTCTTGCAATACAAAAACCTCTTTACATGCTTTGCATCTTTGTGCGTAGGTCATCGTTCGTCTCCTGACTTTGATACTTTTGGTGCATGAAACATCCGCGTGTACTCATCTTTCATCTTGTCGTATTGATTCAACGGATGATCGTCGGACCATTCACCGATGTCCGCTTCTTCTATGCTTATGACGTCTGGAGAAATACAATCGCCTGCGTAGTTAGCATTCTCAATTGCGTCCTTCGTCTCTTCTTGACTAAGTTCCTCAAAGTTAATTATCAGAATTTCTACTTTGTATGCTTTCATCGTTCGTCTCCTCAGACAATTACAATTCAAAAATAAACGATAAACGTAGGCTTCTTCGCAAGACGGGCAAGTTTGATCGTGTGTTCTGTGCCCTTCGACTTTCCGTCCCAGAACGCAAGCACCATGTCACACGCATTGACGATCTCTTGATTTCTTATAAACCCAGCCGCTTTGCCGTCCGACTCCCAGTCTGGTAGAAATTCGAAGTACTCGTATCCGCGTTCTTCTGCGAATCGTTTGGCCATTGTATCTGCGCCTTTTGCGCCGCCAGATATGATTGCAACGTCTGGCCCGTGCCCCGCTGTCAAATATATGTACGCCCATTTGTTGAGCAGACTATAGTCTGGAAACGTTCTTGATCCTACGATTGCTAGTTTCATTTCTCGCCCTAATCCATTCACCGTCTTTGAAGTCTAATACGCCATGCTCGTATATCTGTGCTTCTTCTTTTGACGTGAGTTTTTGCCCGCAACAATCTGTGGTTAGTGTCCCTTCAAATCCGCCGCAAACAGTACACAGCCCCAAACCACCGGCACAAAATTGGCAATTTAATTCGCTACAAGCACATTCAAATAGTTTATGCTTCATCGTCTCCTGTTTCATCGTCGTATCCATTCAAAAATTCAGCGTACACGTCGCCGTGACACGCGGCGGGCGAACAACAACACCCGATTTTCTTGCCACGTAAATTTTCAACCACAGCACGAAAATTCGAGTCTGTAAGCATCATGTGTACAAAATACTTCTTAAACTTTTCAATAACCTCATTGCGTGTCCCGTCGCGGCTAATCACAAATGGATTGCCTAAGATACTTGGCCGCATTATACAAACGTCGTACGGTTCACTGCGTACGTTGACTACTGTCGTCTTGAGTTTCTTGTTCGTTTGATCTATCATAATTCATTGCGTCCTTGATACAATCCCCCAATATATTTCAGACCTGCAACAATTGCTACTGCTTCGCTAGAAATAATTACGCCTTTAGTATCTTCTAACGTCCTTACTGGATTCCAATTTGATTCTTTCATTTTTGATACCCGTGAATTTAACCTTGCCATCTTTGTCAATAATATCGCGGTCGACGACGTTGTCTGGATTCGTGATAAAATCGACGAACAGCGAACGGCGCGGAATTTTCTTTTCTGCGCCATCCGTGTTTGTGTCTCCCTGCTTTGGCGCAACACGAACGGCGGGATGCTCGTAACTATCATACAACTTGTGCATCACTGGGTCACTCAAAACTTCATACGCCTCACTGATGCGTTTGAATCGTGCAGCGGCTTCTTCCTGCGACTTTTTGCCTTTGACACCGTCACTGCTTATATTCTTGTCTGGATGAAACTGCTTGGCTAATACACGGTACGCAAACTTTATCTGTTGCTTGCTTGCAGTCTCTTCGACGCCCAACTCGTGGTAATAATCGAATTTACTTTTGTGACGTCGTCTCACAGTACCATTGTTCCTTTATGCCCATCAGCCAATGCGTCAAAGTCTACTATTTCTTCAACAGTCGTTCTTCCGTTTGCTAAGTGACACGCAACGACGCGAGCTTCGAGTTCTGCAAAGTTGACTTGTACAAAATCGTGTACCGCAGTATTCCAATCATGCTCGTCATGCTTATCTGGGCAGAGCCTGGATAATATTTCTTTGGTCGTCGTTCGCCGCGTGTCGTGGTTTTCTATTGATCGTTCTTGTGTGTGCATCGTTCGTCGTATCCTTGAATTAACTTTGTTTACTTACGTGGTATATACATACCAATTACAAATGTGCAAATCCCATCAACACTAAGATTGCAACTGTACTTTGTTCGATTGCTTGAATTATCTGTTCTACGTCAGTCATTATCCGTGAATCCCATCATAATGTACCGGCCAGTTGCGAGGCCCACGACGAGAGTCACCACGTTTGTGATCTGGTATTCGTGGTATTGCTGGTGGTGGGTCGAACGGATTGTCTTGTTCGTCATTCGTCGCAGGTGGCTTATCCAAACCATCAGCTCTTATATCTATTGGTTTATCGTTATCTAAGCCATCTGGGTACCGCAAGTCGAACGTCTTGTGGCATTCTCGACAATACACAAGCATAATCGACAATTCTCTGCCTAGAATCATCGACTCGCCGCAATACGGACAATTCGCACTGTGAAAAGTTCCGCCGCCCGTTGTTATAATCGTCGCTGTTTTTCTGTTACCATGCTCGCCCGGCTTTGGCATGTCTGTCATGTCTTTTGGTGTTCCGTATCCATCACTTACCATCGTTCGCCCTCTGACTATCTTAATTCCCAATACGTTCGAACTTGTGTTCTCTTAAGTCGTCGCCCTATTAATCTCTTCAACTTTTCTTTTTCAAGCTTATCTGAGTTGTGCAACTCTATCCAGTTGACAATTGTCTCTACTAATTCCCAAGTTATATAGCTGTCAATTAACCATCTCCATTGCGCATTGCTTACTGACACGCAAGTATATATTTCAACAGGAATTTGTTCGCTTTTTGCACTAAACTCTCCGAGTCCATAATTAGTGCTACCAATAATCCAATCTGTTATATTGCCCGGAGTATTACAGAACGCTACAATTTCTTTGTGTGTCATGATCTGTACCCTTTAAGCACTGAGTTTAAGATGTCGCGTATATCCTGGATTGATTTCGCCATATTGTCTTTGCTCGACAACCTATCGCGAATCTCCGTGTCTAGCGTCAACGGAACAACTAATTCTGTATACCTAACGTTGGCGCGAGTCCCACGACGGTGACTCCTCTTCATTGATTGTAACCGTTCGACGATCGACCAGTTGCACGAGAAGTATATATTGTGATCCACGTACATCGACGAGGCGCCGGGATTCTCTTTGTCATAGCCCAGGAAGTTCAAGCCCTCGCCCGCACTCGCTGGGTTTACGACGAGAACACGACACGAATCATCTAAGTTAATTTTGTCTTCTACTTTCTCTGCATCTTTGACACGGTACTGTGATTGTATCACTTTATGGTGCCCTGCATGATTTATACACTCAGCAGCAAGTCGCTCGCTAATCGCCCGCAGGTCTTCGATGAACGTCGCCCATATAATACACTTTGAATTGCAATCTTGCTCCCAGTCTTCTCGAATCATTTCAACGATTGCGTCAAGTTTGGGGTTCTTCTTGCCAATTTGATAAATCTGGCCGGGCGTCACTGATTCGTTTTCTAAATCCTCTTCGTCGTCCGTCTTAATAAACCCGCTTGTAATCTGAGCAAGACGAATCATCTTAGTCAATATACATTCGACTGTGATACTTTTGCCTGTAGCTTCTGCCGTTTCAAGCATGTCATCTATTTCTGCAACGAGTTTTTTTGCGATACGCTTATACACGTCTGCTTGCGGCCCCGTCATTGTGACTTCGTATATATTAAATACCTTCTCTGGCAATTGCAATCCAGTTTCCTCGCTTCGCATTAAAAATGCCAAACGAGCAAGCCGTTCCTGGACAAGTGGAATATTCTTAAACCCTTCTAACTTCCGTAGCCCGCTACCACCCGCGACTGCGTTTTTCCATTTGCCGTGAAACGACCTGTAGTTCGGGAACGTAGAAAATCCAGAAAGCCCATCGCCAAGCCATTGAAACGGTGCCCATAAATCAAATACAGTATTCGTGATCGGCGTGCCTGTCAATATCATTTTCTGCGGCGCGCGCAATTCGTCAATATCCATCAGAGCTTTGAAACGATTCGTACTCGGGTTTTTAATCCTGTGAGATTCATCTATCGCCACAAAGTCCCACTGCATTCGTTTGAACGCATCCCACATCGTTAAGACCGAATCTATAGAAATCATGCATACGGACCACGCGCAATCTGCTTCATCTCGGATACTATCGACGAGCGTCCTAATCATTTTTAGCTTGCCACCACGTAAAATAGCAGTCTTTCCTGGTGACGTCGCGAAACGGTGAAACTCTCGTTTCCAATTCAGTCGTACTTGTTTCGGGCAAACAATTAAGGCGCGATACATCCCGCCGGTCCCATTATTCCTAGCACGTTTCCTTGCAGCTTCTAAACAAATACGTGCAATGGCAATTGCTGTTTTGCCCGTACCCTGTTCCATAAATAATGCAAACGCCGGGTTATTTAACGAAATCATTAGCGCTACTTTTTGGTAATCTGTTAGTTCCAGTTCTGGGTGCCCTTTGGGAAACGAGATAAAATCTTCCGGCATCTCGGGGACTTCGCCGGTCAACTTGAATTTCGCTGCGATTGTCGCTGCGTTGGTCTGCATATAAAATCGTTTCAGCAAATAAGTGTATAAAAGCTGCGCTGCTTCTGACTTGAATATCAAATTGTTATGCGGCCATACGTGGTGTATAATTAGCGCAGTATAATCAGTGCCCGCAAGCTTCCATTTGCCGTATCCAAGCTGCTTTCGCTCAGGGACGCGCAAGAACCACGCTGACGATGCGTTCCAACTAGGGTAGTGATAATGAACGTCATCTTTATAAAACGCGCCCTGCGGCGTCTGGACGTAATCTGGGTCAGTGGATTTCCCACTATCTCCGTTTGGTACACCAGACCCGCCAAATGTGCCGCCCGACGGCAAGATGTTCGTCGGGCAACGTTTGAGGCACACCGCTTGCACTTCAAAGTGCATCATATCGCCGCCGGTACTTTCGCCTGCGTGTTCCCCTGTCTTGATCATTCGGGCTTCATTCTCTGCGACGTCAATTTCTAAGAAGTCCGTTTCAAGAAGCTGCGCCGGAGCAAGTGCAGTCGCCGTTGCTTTTGACAATGGTTCCAGTACAGGAAACGCCGGGATTTTAGTTTCTTGTTGTATCATTGTTCGTTTTTGCGTGTGTCATGGTTGAATTCTGTTTATACACACCCGCCACAATGAACGTGGTCCCCACAATTAGGGCATTTATCTGACCCGCAATAATCGCATACTTCGCACTCATCGTTGCATTCTTTACTAATAACATTGTCTTCAGTAATCATTATGCCACATGTACATTGAAGCGGAAGTCCGGGGCACGGTCCGCATGAGTATTCGCTACCTACTACTTTTATAATAGTCTCCTTTTTCATGTTCTACGCAGCTCGTCGTGTGTGTGCTGCGTTTTATGTTTCATTATTTCAACCAGATCGACGAGCGACACAGGATAGTAATTATTTGCGTCTACGCCAACATCATGTTGCAGGCCGATCGACTCAAGACGCCCGTGGCTGTGTTCATGTAATTGCCACGAACCGTAGTGACTTCGTTCCCACCGCCGCATCGCGTAATGACATACGACGATGAATTGATCTCGCCAACCTGCTGCAAGCCCGCACGACCCAAATCGTAATGTGTCTTCGACTTTGAGCATCTTACGCCACATGTATTTGGCAGACGACGGGAGCCGTGCGTCATGTGACCCCTTGATGAAAATATGCGTGCCGTTTAGTCTGCGCACAATCTCTTCCGCACCGCAATACATGTTGCCGTTCTTCGCAAGCTTCTTGTACCAGCAAAAATCGCCTGCGTGAATTGTGACATCTTGCGGCGTGACACGCTCGTTGTGATTCGAGATTAGTTTTTCGTTCATCTCTGAAACGTTAGCCACGTTCATTTTCGCCGCCCGGTCGCTGTACTCAGGTGTCAAAATTTTCTCGTGGCCGAAATGTTCGTCTGCTACAAAAAAGTACATTAGTAAGAACCTTCCCGGATAGCGTACCACAAGCGGCGTTGTGCAGCTCTCTTTCCATCCACGTCGCCTGGCGAACGGCTCGGATACAATTCTGCGTATGCCGCATTTCCTGTGAAGCTTATCGTTCGTCTCCTGATTTGTGTCGTTCTTTCAAATCTTCGGATAACAATATATCCAGCGGTGGGTGTTTCTTGACTATCTGTCCTTCGCGTTCTGCTATGAACAACGCTTCTCTTCTCAAAACGAAGCGCATGTTGGTCGTCAAGAATCCTTGACCAAGCTTAAGGTCTGGCCTTTCAAATCCCGCATCTCTTGCTATTTGTAGGCATTGACCATGATATGCACCTGCTATAATATGGTCTCCGTGTCGCGTTGCTGCGCATTTGATTCTTTCTATTGGCATTGCTCGTCTCCGGGTCAAATAATCAAATCACTAAAGTCTTCGTCTATTTCCATTGCGTGCATTACTGCTTGACTAGTCGTCTCAGGCTGCATTACATTCTGTGTTGCTCGTTCCGCTGCTCGTTGCCCGTCAGCGATTTTCTGTTTCAACGCAACGGCTTTTCGTTCTGCTGTTTTTTGTTTCGCTTTTTGTTTCGCTTTCTGTTTCTTGTCGTTAGCTTTTTCAGCTTTGGCTGCGTCTTTCTCGGCTTTCGTTGCGGCTTTGTTCGCCGCTCGTTGTGCGTTGAATTCGTCTCGTATTGTCTGAGCGGATTTCATCTTTGGTAACTGTGCTAGATCAAGCATATATTGCGCGCAAAAGTTTAAGCCGTGCAAGCGATTGCTGCCACTACCGCTCGCCGCGCCTGCCTGCATATAATCTGATTTTATCTCATAGCCCTCGCCGTCTGCGGACCAAACACAAACTTCGTTTATAGGCGCTGCGTTGCCCGCAATACTATCTTTGCCCACACAGTGCTGCTTGGTTCGCGTTAGGCACTCACTACAATATCGGTTTATTGTGGTAATCATTATCTTGTCCAACTAGCCCAGTTCCGTGTGCGCCGTCAAAAATCTTCTTCGAAGTACTCATCGTACTCATCATACTCATACTCGTATTCATCTTCAAAGTCATCTTCAAAGTCACCCCAATCATACCAATCATCTTCGTAGTCCGGGCTATTGCCAAATTCGTTGTAGCTATTCTCAAACTTTTCAGGATACTCTTTGTTTTTCTCGTCTTTTACCATCTCAATACTCCTGCGCTCATAGCGTTCACAGCGACGCATTACCATCATCATTCTCTTCATAACCGCACAACACACAACGCCACTTGTTAGTGGCCCCTAAGTCTGCCAGCATTAAATCACTGTGACAAATCAGGCACGCTTCTTTTCTTGTTTCAGGTTGTAAGTCACTTGTCTCGGGTTGCGTTTCAGGTTGCGTTTCGGGTTGTGCATCTTTCTTAAATCTATGGTCATCGTTTCTTGTTAGCGGGCACGTGTTGAAATCTACTCCGCAAATACCGCAGTCTCCGTTACATACTGATCTCATCGCACATCTCCTGATTATAATGGCCCTACCTACTAATCTTGCAAGACGAATTGTTGAAATCGACGTAGTACATATTCTTGGCTGTCTCAAATATCTGCTTTCCTACTCGCATCAAAAATGCCTTGATACTCTCATAATCTCCGCTTGTCTTTCTCATTTTCTGTCTCCTGACTTAATTGGTTGGTTACTTAATTATAATAGCCACATCTTGTCTGGGCCAACTGTTTCGAAATATTGTGACGTCTCACGACGGACGACTTTGGATTTCTTGGTCCGCTTTACGTAAATTGCTGCTGTTGCTGCAATTATTATGCCTGTGATTGTCATGACTACTGCTATGTCAATTGCTATCAATGATCTATTCCGAATCAATTTACTCTGATGCAGTCCGTTGCGTGTCGTGCTTCTTAATTTGTATGCCATTTATCAACTTGCCTCTTCACTTAAAGTATACAACATATTTGGCGAAGTGCAAATTAATTCTGAGATTTATCCTTTATTTCTGCTAACTGTTTTGCACGTTCCCGCATGAGACTTTTACCCGCAGACTTTAGCGAGATATACGTACACCACTTTCGGTTTCGGTTCTCGCAAAGATCGTCGATAACATCTTGCTGATGCGAGTGCAGTTTTGGCTCGAATTTCTTTATCTCATGTTCAACAAGACGCACGTCGCGAGACGAGCAGCTTGTGCAGAACAAAGTATTACCACTGCCATCGTCTTCACTCTCGCTGTCTCTGCCAATCGTTTCAGCTGTCAGCTTGTCGCCACACTCCGAGTTCTGGCATAGCCATACGTCTGGCGTGTGGCCTGTGCATGTGTCGTCGTTGTGTTGCTTACCTTGTAGCTTGTTCAATATATGAAACTCATCATCTGATATGCAATGTTGTAGTTGATCGTCACTCATCTTGTTACTCCTGCCTTGGCGATAGTCACTGCGTCTTCAGCTTCTCTAAGCAATCCTGCAAGCCACACCATATACTTTTCACCCTTAATTGCCTTTAGTGTATTACATAAGTCCTGATCGAAAAATTTCGCCGAACAATTCACACGCACTTAGTAATTTCTTGGATGCTGCCATAAGCGTCGCGTCTGCTTCTGTCGATTTCTTTTCTGGTCCACTCACTGTATATCCAACGCTCGTTAGCAAACCATACGCAGCCTGAATTTCTTTTATTGTGCGCGTCTGTTCTGCTGGTTCATTGCTGCCAATTATGGCCCGCTGATTCTTGTTTCGCTGCGCTAATTGCTCTTCTTCCGTGTACCTCTTAGACGGTTTGTCTTTTGCCATCACTCGTCTCCTTTGCCGAACTTGTTGTCGCGGTTACGTTGCGCGTCGAGCTTCGCTGCGTCGTCCGCTGCGATTGCGTCGTCGTACAACTGACGTAGTTTGTTAAGCGTGTTGCCGTGGACTTGAAATAAGCCTACATACTCTCCGAGCGAACCCCCACTTGCGCGATATACAGCACTCGCACCAAGTGGCTTGATCTTTTTGCTGCTGATAAATATTTCGTCTAATGCTTTTCGTGTTTCGTCGCTCATCGTTCGTCTCCTTAATTAAATCTAATGGCTCTGCCAGCTACTTGACGCCGATTGCTATAATCGTTAACTGGCAGAGCCTGTTTTTAATTATTCTCAGTCGATACGACTCTCGACTTGATTCCGTATTTGGCCAGAACTTGCTGATGGCCCTTGCACGCTGCTACGTTGACCGACATTTCTTGACGATTTGTACTGTCGTAAATCGACAACCATCCGCCGCCGCGATATGCGACTTCACAATAGAATCTTCGCTGCGTCCCTGTTGCAACGTCTATTTGTGAACTGAGTCGCTTCACAAGTTGAAAGAACTTACCGCGTGCCGATATTTTGAGGTTTGCAAATCCACACACATCAAGCATTGTATCAACGACTTTGCCACTTCGCATCTCGTCGCAGACTGCATACTTCGGACCCGCGTTTTGCAACTCTACGAGTTTTCGCACAGCAACCTGCTCTGTCCATTTTGTTTTGACTAATGGTTTTGTCTGCCCGACCTCTTGTTTCGTTTCGACCATCGTTCGTCTCCTAATTTGTATTGTGCGTCGGTCGAGCAACGATGACGCTGCGCTCGACCGCCGATTTATATCCTACAAATTATCCACTATTCATCGCGTCGATTGCAGACTTCCAACAATCCCACCATACTTCCCAATCTTCTTGGTATTCCAAATCAACCCCCGCATCTTCACACCAATCACGAAATTCATCCCAACAGTACCTGCTATTCTCTTCTCGTGGAATTTCATCTTTTTGATTGTCTTCTACATTACTTGCCATCGTTTGTCCCTCGATTAAAAGCCCGCGACCTGCGATATGCAGTGCTTCTTGTCAGCCTTGTTCGTTCTTCGTCGCGGGCTGTTTAATTAGCAAAGTGCAATGTACGACGCTATGCTGAGAAACATAATCCGAAATCGTGCGTCGCCCCACGCTTTTGCCTGCATGTCGTTATACTTTGCAGTTGCTTTTTTTGTTGCGTTCCCAATTATGTTTTTTATACGTTTCATCGTTCGTCTCCTGATTAGATTACGATTAGCATTCCCGTTAGTTGTTCTCGAAAATCGAATCAATTTTAGCCATCCGGTTGATCGATGCTTGCTCAAGTTCCTGGGCTACGTTTGTAAGCTTTGTACCGCACCAAATAAGTATCAGTGTGGTAATCACGACAATCATAATTGTGGTTATTTTTGTTGTCATCGTTCTGCTCCTGATTTTGTTTGTTTTGTTTTCTTAACTTGTAAACAACCAATCTACATAAAGTATACGACACAATCAGGTGGTGTGCAAATTAATTCTGAGAATAATAACTAAATAATCCTGGAATAGTAGCTGAAATTCGCAAGTTTCTGCAACGTCCGATAATATACGTAATACGTGCGATTCTGTGTCAAATATCGCCCGTGTGCTGCGTTCTGAGCGACAGGCATACAATGAGTCGTATCCTGCAAACAAATCGACTGACGGGCGTCCCAGACGCCCGTATTTTGCTATTCTGCCGCGTTTTCTTTGATCGCTGTGCAAATCTTACGCCCCAACTCACGACCGCGTTCTGTCGGTATTGCGTCAGCGAGTTTCTGCAACTCAATCAGTTTCGTTCGCTCGTCGCTGAGACTCATCGTCTTTCGTGTATAACGCGAACAGCCCCTATTAAGATACGTTTTAGAATTCATCGTTCGTCTCCTAATTAAATTCGATTCGATTAAGCTCATAGTGCAAGACAGGCATTCAATCCTGTCCTGCGTTACAAGTTTAATCAGCGTAACGTTTACACCCGCCAGTTCCGCTCGTTCAAACAAATTGAAAGTCGTCGCCCACAGTCGAAGTGGGCCATACGCTATAAAGTATGCACTATTTCCAGCAATATGCAAATGGAATTCTGGAATAAATCCAAATTAAATTTCTGCATAAATGCAAAAATCCCAGAATCCATCTTGCGTTGTACCCTACTATACACTTACGGTTGCCCGCGCGTCTTAGTCTGACTACGATGCTAATGATAAATTCTGGGATTTGTTTGATAATTATTTAACCCGATTTATTTGCTTGTTATCACAAAGTATCCGAGTGTTATTTGTTAACTTGCTAAACAGTTAATGATCCAGTTGCGCCGGACGACGCAGAGACGTTGCCAATAAACCCTGCTAAAATACCCGCCACACTTGACACTGCGTCGGACGACCCAACAAACAAAACTTCATTTATTCCTGGTGACGACGCAGACGACGTAGCAGACGCAGAACCCACAAAGGCTATCAAGTTACTGAGACTACCAGTCGTGGTAGACACAGCGTTGGCCGCACCTGCAAGCGTCCGCTTAATTAAAATATCGTAGCCAAGCAACCAAGAATCGAAACCATCGCGAACAGCATAAATTTCAAATCGCAATTGTTTTTGAAGTGCGCCGTTGTCTGAAATTTCAAACGCTTCAGTATACTCGTAAGCGGTCCCCGCTATTCCAGTAACAGTCCGAGCAAGAACGTCGTCTTCGTCATAAACCTTAATTGTATACGTAGTGCCTGCTTCTGGACCGTAGTCCGTTGCGTCAGTGTGCAGCACAATTGTTCCGACTTGCGTCGCGTGTGTCCTGTCACGATGTGCCCATGTAATCTCAAAGCCCCCTGTAATCGCTGTAGATAGAAATGTTGGGTACGACTCAGTATTGAACTTCAAATTGCCCGGTGGATATGGTCTGATGAATCTACTATCAAGTAAATCTGCTGTTTGTGTTGACGCTGATGCTTCGAGGAGTTGCCCGTTACCCGTTCTTGGTAAAATCTTAAACGCGGGCTGGTCACCGTCTGTATATTCTGTTTCTATATTAACATACCCGTCGCCAATGAAATATACGAAATCGCCTAGCGCATGTGCCTCAGGCACTGTATCAAATACGCCCCGTTCTACTGTGACTTGATTGTTGTCTGTATCTACTGATACAACTTTTACCATTTCGTTACCAATCACCGCGTAGCTGTCGTCTAACACTGATGTTAACCCAAATGTATTTTCAATATCAATTGTTACGTTCTGTGCTTCTTTGAACATGCCCGTTGTCAATGTGGCGTTGAACGCAAACGCAGCGACGCCTTCCGAATTAAACGGAAGCGACCCAGATTGCTGCATAAAAGTTTCAAAATCCAACGAATCAGAAGTGGGTGGCGCAACAGCGAGCAACAAAAATCCACTAGCATCGGGATAGTCTGCGTCAACAACACTTTGATTTTCGATGTCGTTTACAAGTATCCAATATGGTATTTCGATTATATCAATATTAGAGATATCAAGCGCATCGTTGACTGGGTCTGTCCACTCTGAATCTGGCGGATCGGCGTAAACCGTTTCAGCAGTTGAAAACGCATCCTCAATACATGTCATATACACTTCTGTTTTTTGCAAGCTACCATAGTCTACATCTATGACCCGTACAATCATCTGAACAATACCTAATTCCGCCCAAGATAACTTAAACACGTCATTTGGTTTCAAATGTGACATTTGTCTGGTGCACCTTAATCTTATTGACGCAAGCATTGACGACGCTAATTTCAACTCTCGTTCAGCAATCTTATTTGCCAAACTTGCATTACAAACGCTATAATGATTTAAGTTTTGTTCAATTATGTTGTTGTTCTGTTTTTCAATCAACGCAAGGTCTTGCGCCATCACGGGGCGCGGCTTATTCTCAATTTTGTCCCACCAATTTACAGTTACTTGGTTAATGACCTCGCCATACGAGGGCCTCGCAAATTCTTCGACAGCTATTATATGATTTTCATCAAACGTTTCTGGTGCTACAGATAGTATCCTAAAAAATAAATCACTTCTGCTACTTGATGGTGTAGTCCAACTCGCACCAAAATCATCTGATTTTACATAGGTTCCTCCTGTGTACCCATAAGGCGGTCCAGACTCCGCAGTGTACGTCGAAATTTCAAAGTTTATTGACGTTGCCACGCCGGGCGTAGTAATGTAAAACAAAACCGCATACTGCGAACCGTCAGTCAAAACAATTTCTCGGTCTAGCGTAATAATAACCCACCCGAGAGTGTCTGTTAATAAATCGTCTACTGATAGCATATCTGAACCTTCTACAGTTCCTGTTGCCAGCACATTACCGTTTGGCAATCCCGCTGTTGTACTTTGAATTTCTACTTGTACAGACACCGTATCGTCCGACCCGAGTTTCACAGATACTCTCTGTGTAGCAAACGTACTACTTGGCGTAAACGTTTGGCCTCTTTGCTGCTCTTCTGGGTCTACGCCTGCTTGAAATGATATTAATGTTGGATTGCCTGACGGTATAAGCCCGCCGTACGCCGTTGACTCGTCTATAACGGGCAAGTCCGGATCTCGTGTAAGTGACAGCACCCACTTGCCTGTTGACAAATCCTGATACAGAAACCCTGCAATTGTCCTGAGTATGCTACCTATAAAATCTTCAATGGGCTCGGTCTGATCCCACAACAATGATAGCCCGAACTCTTCATCAAAAAGAATATCCGCCGCAAGTTCAAAAGATGTTGAACCGATATCAGAAGTCTCAAACCCAAGGCCCCAATCATTATCAATCAAACATTCTCGTATAATGTGCGCCGCGTTAAGATCATCACCATCGTCTGTACCGCCCCTTATTACCGCTTTTGTAATATTCCATTGCGCGTCGCCATTGACTTGTTTCAAAAGTCTGCGGCAGAAAAAAGCCCACGGCTTCGGGTACGGACTTGTACCTACATAGACTTGATTTAAGACAAAGCCCATTGACCCCCTAAACGCAGGTAAATTCGCATCAAGTTTAGACACTAGATATGAATTCTGAGTTTGATCTGATGCTCCAAAAAGTAAATCTACACCACCTCTAACGCCACCTTCTTTTTGATTGCCACCAAAAAGATTTGATGAGCTTATTGTTATCGTATGGTTTGGTGCATTACCCTCTGCTAAATATATTTCAAACATAGCATCATAGGCGCCTCCCGCAGCTTCAACCCAAATGCCACCACTATTAAAGTATACTGAGCCCCCTGTGTAACTACCTGTTTGATTTAACCGCCAATGCACAGTAGACCCACTCGGTCTTATTACTATAGCATACTTTGTGCCCGTCGCTAAAAACACCTGACTATCAAATGCAAAACTCATCCACGTTCCGCCTGCTGTTGTTGGGATAGACACTGTGGTTATTGAGTTGCTTGTTGCGATAATATTGCTGTCATCTGGCTCACTATTAACATCTACGCCTTGTATATTTACGACTGTTGTACCAATAATGCCCGCGCCTCTAAGTAGTTTCAATTTAACTAATATTGCATAATACCCAGACCCAGAAACTGTGATTGTTTGCGCCGCCCAGAATACATTCGACGAACTAACATGCAAATCATCTCCAGATGTATAACTGTCTTTTATAATTAAATCGGGATGTAGCACTGCTGGAATCCATGCAACTTTCTCGCCGACGCGAATACGTTCAACTGCGTCCATGTTCTTATGGCCAACGACCATGTGCATTCCTAGTGAATACTCGTGACCAACAGTAACTCTCTGCTTTTTCCTGCCGCCAAATAACCCCATAGTTACCTCGTATTATTGGTAGGCTGGTATTAACTAATAACAACCAAGTAGTAATTACATTCTCACCTGAACCGCTACTGACTTCAAGTCACCATACCATACGACGTTCGGTCCTGTGATATACCTCTTACCGAATAATACTTGAATCGCCCTACCTTCGTCGGCTGTCGGTACGCTAAATTGTTCAATACCCGCCGGGGGCGAGTGACGAGGCTTTGGTGGTTTCTTTGCAGTTAGCGCACCAACTGCCATTGACAGTGCCATCATTATTACAATATTAATTATGAAGCTGACTGGATCAAATGCCACCTGCGACTTATGGATTTGATTTTGAACGATAGACACATTCTCGGATGTTACCAAATCCTGACGTATAACGTGATTGCAACTATCTGAGCTAGCCACGATCCGTTTGGCTTGTGATTTAGACTTAAATCTAGCTTTAGAATCAAAATTTTAAGGCTTTGTAATATTAACTTTAACGTTTTAGGCTGGTAACTTGTAGCTTGTAGCTTGTGATTTATCATAGTATCGCGTCACCTTCAAACGGGTTCTTATTTGGCAAATACGGGTACCCGCCGTAGTTTAATTCGTTTGCGAATTTGTTCCTGCACGTTGCTCTCGCCCAATCACAACCGGCTCTTGCAGTAAACGCATCACCAACTTCGAGTGACGCTACAGCGCGTGATACTCTAATCGTTGTACCCTCGTGAAAAACTATTTTCTGGTTCATCGAAAAATCGTTAGTTCTAAATGATCCGCCCAAGAACCATCCGTCAACTTCTGTCCCGAACTCCGTTGCAGTTATTGTTACACTGTCTACAGTAAGAACAGTCCCAGTGACAAAGAAATCTGTATCTGCTTTGAGTATACCACAACGAGTAGAATATAGCGCAAGACCACACGTTCGCTGGTATTTCAACATTAGCCCAAGCCGCTTTATACTTACTGTTCTGAGCCCCGCAATGATACCCGCGCGCTTAGGATTAAACTTAACCGCCCGTACAAACCCGTCCCAATATGTAACAAAGTCCGTCGGTGAGTAGTTGTGACGCCTGTATATCGTAAGCTGTACGGGTCGCTCAATTGGTCCGTTCCTGAAATTAATTACGAACGAATTATTGATTGCTACTTCTAATTCTAACTGTGTCTTTAACGAGTTGGCATTAAGGTTAATATTACCACGTTTAATTAGTACAGCTTGATATGTTCTGCCGCTAAACAGGATGTCCGAATCACTACTTGTAAACGCCCAAAAGTTAGTATCTGCTTCGTTAAACAAATACAACTCTTCAGGGCCAGCGTTTGTCAAACTCCGCTCGTCACCCGTGTATCCCGAAATAGTTATCTTAGCCAGCGCTGTTGAGACGCCACTGATTATGCCAGCTATGCTAACTGTTGCCATTGTTTATCCTCGTATACTGTACAGTGATATGTTTTGTTATTTGTTTCGTGTTGTTAGTTTTGTTTGTGTGTTGTATTGTGTTTTGTGTTTTGTGTTTTGTGTTTTGTGTTTTGTGTTTTGTGTTTATGCAGTGACGGGCTGTTTGTCAATCATAAACGGACAAGTTATATTGACCTGAAAATTATCTCCAATACGGCCCGTATTGTTAATACGCGGAATACCAAAAGTTATTCTGCCCAAGTTTATGGCACGAAACGCAGTGGTTATCGTATCCGAGTTTTCGAGAAGAGCACCTATGCCCGTGCCGAGTGCGTCTTGTGACCTAATACTAAAATTACCTACAACGCGAAATGATGACGTTGTCCCCAACTCATGCTGATTTGCTACGCCAAAATCAACGCTGGCCAAATACCAAACGTCGTCGGCGGGAGTTGTACGAGGATCATTATCAAAACGCACGACGAAACTATTGGTGTCTGCGATGCCCTGAAAGTAGCTCGTTATTTGATTCGCCGTGCGTTCATAAAATCCTATCGTTCGTTGTGCTACGCTGAGTTGCCCTGCCGTGGACGACGTGGCTACAACAGACCCACCCAATACGCCCGCTAAAGCCCCAACAGTACCAGAACTTGCGGTCACAACACCAACTAAATTTTTAGTTGCCAATAGAGAACCCCCTACACTTGATGCTGCTGTAATAGTTGCAGCAAATTGTGTTGTGACTAATAGGGGGGGGGTACTTACATTTGATACGCTAAGTGCAGAGCCATTTAATTGTATAGTAAACGATAAAGATGCAATGACACTAGAATTTACAGCCACTGAACTAACTAGCGATGTCATGACTGACAAGACCGCGATGCCCCTAGAATTTGCAATCACTAAGCCATCTAGCTGTGTAGCGATGGACAAAGACGCGACTGCACTTGAAGTTGCAAATACTGAACCAGTTAACGGAGCAACAAATTCACTCGCGCCAATATCCCACGTTCCAGTGATCGTAGCTCGCGTTGCACCCTTGTCGATTGAAACATTAATTTCTGGGTATGTGATCACACTGAGTGTTGCGCCTTCGTCTATTAAATCTGCACCTGCCTTGAGCAGTAAATCCGTGTCAGCAAATGTTGTTGTAGCATTTACAAATTGATCAGCAGTTACAAGATTTGCTATGCCATTTGCACCTTCGTCATCGCCCGTGCCGTCGGAAGTTCCATTGTAATCAAGTGTACCCGTAGTATCTTTTAGATCCCCCTGTAAATTATCAAATGCAGCGTTATTCGTAATGACATAATCCGCGTCCCCAATACGTATTCCTCCAAAAGCAGCATGGTCAAGACTGTTACATTTGTAAATGGTGTTTTGAAGAATGTTACCACCATCAGCGGAAAAACCATGTATCCCGTCGATACCGAAGCCGTAAACTAAGTTACGATAAACATTCGCTATAGATGCTATGTCCATACCGAAGTCAAAAGAATTATTAGCGTGGTTGTTATGGACTATGTTGTGGCGAACTTGATTATTGCCAGCTTGGAATATTAATATACCATTTCTATCATTAGCTCCAGGACCTTTTACTTCGAGCCATGAGACTTCAACACGTTCATCATTCATGAATACAACATGATTAAGCCCAGAAACCTCTATCCGTGCATTACCAGCAGCACTCACTTCATGTGCTCTGCCGTCATGTTCAGCACCTGACCGTGCCGTTAAATGTGGATATTCAGATGCAGTATATACTACACCACTAAATGTTACGTTTGTAAAAACCTCAGCCTTACACTCACCCTGATGGAAATGGGCATTATCCAGAGCATCTTCCCACGCCTGGATAGTAGTGTATGTTTCGCTTGTGCCAAGTGTCTCTAGGGCGTTCGGCATTAGTTAATCAACTCCACTGCTTTCGCATCGTTATATCTGGGCGGGCTACTTTAATTTGTAATACAGGTTTATCAAATCGTGGCTGTACAATTTTTTGCCGGTCAGCAATATCCGTCAACGTACCTCCCGACAAACCAATTTCCGTTTTGTATTCGACCTGCTTTTTCCATACGACTGCAAAGTTTACCGCCGAGTCACGAACTTCACCCCCAGCCAAGTCCGGCAACACTTCACCAGTATCCTCGTCCCGTTCTTCTACTCCTTGCCACGACTCTACTTCATCGTTGCTTGCGTCTTCATTCACAATAATGAAATATCGCTTGCGTTCTTCTTCAGACCACAACCACGTATCATGAACCCGAACATCAGCTTCAGGAGCGAACGGCAAATCTTTCAGAACTCCAATAGGCTCAATCAACTCTTTCCACACAACCTGCGGATACAACTTGTCCATGAGAAGACGACCGATTTTGTATTGCTTAGTCGGTCGATCATATCCGAGCCAAGCCTCTCGAAGTTGTGAAGTCCACGCATCACAAAGTCTCTGCCAACCAGGGATATTCCTAAAGTTGTCTCGTTTCTTTGGGGACACCAGATCACAGCATATCTCAAGCCACTTGCGGCGGATGAGTGAGTCGCTACAGCAGACAATCGTAGACCCCACTGGACGCCAAGCGAGATACTTGGCCTTCTGTAATTTGCGTTCAGTTGTCCTTAATGCAATTTCACTCATACTGTTTTCAACTCCGGCTTATTAAGGAACTCTCATAAAGTTAGTTGCGCATTGATTGTAATGCGAACGAAGCCATTGTATCTCAACTTTGTCCGATGAAAGGCGGCACTTATCAACGAAGCAAATTTTGCAGTCGCCCGCTGAAACTGCTGCTGCCAAGTCAAGATTAACATCAAAGTCAATACGCTCTTGATCTGGGCCTAGTTCTGCGATACCTGTAATCTTTCGGACAATCAAGACGTTCGTCACTGGGAAGTAAAACCCAACGTATGTCCGAAGATCATTTAGCCCCATGTTTTTCGCAAGTAGTATATTCTCAATAGTCACAGAAGTATCTGCTGGGTCAATGTCAATACTACTTACTTGTGCCAAGTCATCTCGGAACGTCGGGATGAGAACCGTTTTCTGTCGCCCATCAAGAGAGTACAAAAACTGCCGAAATTCCCACGCTTCTTGTTTTGTGTCATTGTAAAATATATGGCTTTGCGATAAAAAGTTAAATAAGCTGTCACTTACTACACTGAATACACCTGTACCATAATCCAGAGTTATCGAATCCGCGTCGCTCGACTCAAGATGTACGCCTTCCATAAACGCCGGAACGACGAGTAGGTTTAACGAATCATAATCTGCTGCCTGCGTATACCCTGCTATATCAGTATTGTCAGTAACTGCAAACACTGCGTCAACAAAAGCGACGGGAGAGCTGAATTTAGACTTCTGATTACGGGATACCATGTACGCTGTACGCACCGGCATAATAAGCTTAGTTCCTGTATACGAATTCTGGACTGAATAATTTGGGTCCAACGTCAATAACGAATCTGTTACTGACAATATTGCTACAAATTCATACTCTGTTTCAGATTTCCAAATTAGTGCTTTGTTATTCGCTCTATAGTCTGCGAACGTCGTATCAACGGTAATCATTGTATCGTGCATATCTATATTCGTAGTATGCTCGATGAACTCTGACCATACAGGAATAAGCCAAGTTTCTTTTTGGCGTGAGAACAACATAGCCTCGTATTGACTGTTCTTCTTATCCGTGTCAAAGAACAATCGTAACTTAAAAAACTGACGTGGTGATTGGCGTGACTTGATACGTTGTTCAGTTCCATTAAACGCTTTTAAGATACTTGTTTTCCACTCAAGCGTCTCCAAAATCCCGTCGTGTGGTCTCCACTGAATCCCTGTTGCACCGAATCCGGGAATTACAGCCATCCGCGCCGTCATAGTAGACACAGCGTCAACTTGACCAACAAGACCCGGTTGCACGTTAAGCGTAACACCAACAAGGCCAGATATCGCGGTAGCTGACCCTTCAAGCTGCGTTATGACTGACAATGATCCAGTGACACTCGACACCGCAGTAATCATACTGCGACTCTTCGTTGCAACGCTTAAAACTGCTGACGCTGTAGCAACGCCGTTCGATACACCAGCAAGTTGTGTAGCGACGGACAACGTGCTACTTGCGCTGCTCGCCGTGGTGACGCTGCCGACTAGATTAACCCAGCTTGCACCTTGGTCGCCGTATTGAGTTGAACCTAGTTGGAATGATCCGAGCATTGTTGTTTATCTTTAGTGCGTGACAAGTTGTTAGTCTTGTTGTTTGTCTTTGGTGCTTATCTTTGGTGCTTGTCTTTGGTGCTTATCTTTGGTGCTTATCTTTGGTGCTTATCTTTGGTGCTTATCTTTGGTGCTTATCTTTGGTGCTTATCTTTGAGTTGTGTTGTGTCACTGACCTAGGTTTCATCCTTGAGTCGCTGGGCTTCTGTTGCAAGTACCTCGTCAACAAAGTCGTTGAATGCTTTCCGGGCGTGCGTGAACACTGCCATCTTAGGGTCTTTAATCAAGCTGCGGACTTCTTCTATTTGTTTAGCAGACAAATCAACTGACTCACCTTTGTTTATTTTCATTGCTATTTCTACAAAATCACACGTCTTCGCGTGGTTATACAAACGGTCCGCAATCGTCTTGTGGAAGTTACTACTCATTGCTGCGTTGCCGTTTATATCTCTGAGTATAATTTCTGTGAAATTTACTTGCATCGCTCGTCTCCTTGTACACTAATAAATTTATTAAATCCACCACCCGACTATAATATCTATCATGCGTCCGTAATGTAGAACATATTAAACGTAAGGGGTCCTGTGTCGAGCAGAACGGTCATGTCCTGTGCAGCAGCATCATCATAAAAGAATATTTGGATGTCATTGGCTGTAATTAGAAGCTCTATTTGTAATGTATCGTTCCCTGATGCATTAACTCGAATACTTCCCAGTGCAGCAAGAGCATTCCCAGTCAAACCAGAAGCTTCTATAGTTAGTATGGTGCCTCCTGCATCCAAAGTCCAACCACTTGTTGTAGCTCCTTTGACTATATTATTAACTTCTGCTATGTCGTCTCCATTCCATGTGTCGAACATCTGAGCTTTTAGCGTATTTGCGTTAGTACCATCTTGGAGAACAACACGGGCGAACCTAATTACTCTGCCAGCCGTGGCGTCCCCAACCAAGTCGGTGGTTAATGTAACAAAATCGCCACCATCTGTATAAGTAAGTCCGGCTCCGGTGCGGAGCGCTCCGTCACTATTAGCAGCGCCTAAATAATCCGCTGTTGCTGCAACGTCTACTTTAACTTTACCATCAGCGGCTGCGGCGGAAACTTTCCAAATTGCATTGCCCGTCCCTGTGTCTTTCGTAAGTACATGCTCATTAGTCCCTCCTGCTACTGCTGACAATGCGTTGATCGCTAACTGTGCTGTGCCCTGTCCTGAACCGCCATCAGCTATTGCAACATCAGTTCCTCCAACCCGATAAATTAAGTTGCCCTCGATATTCAAGTCGCCCGCGCTAGCTCTGGCTATTGTGGTATCTGTATCATGTCCAAGTTCTATGACTCCGGGAATAACAATCGTTCCAGCAGCATCAATAGTCATCTTGAGCGTGTTATTTGTGTAAAACTCTATTGGTGCATTTTGGCGGTTTATAAAAGCAATGTTGTCATTTCCGGTTGTGGTGCTTCCAAGATACCAAAGCTGTGTATTTCCATTATAAGCACTGTGTCCCGTAATAACTGAACTAGAAAACTCCGAAGTCCCATCACCAGTTACATGAAGCATGCCACTTTGATGCCCACCTATATTTCCTGCTGGCTTAGCACCTTTAACTTCTAATGGAGCGTTTGAAATGGTTGTTCCGATACCTACCTTGCAGCCTGATATTTTAAGGTCGTTATTCGTATCATTGAATGTAATTAATGGTCCAGCAGCTTGCCCTATTGTACCGCCATCAGCGATGATTACTCCACCTAAGAGCGGCGTATCTGCCTCGCCAACACCAAGAGACGTTCGTGCAATTGTTGTAGACTCGTAAGCGAACGCACCTGCGCCAGTAGCGACGATAAATTGGCCGTCAACTGTAGGTGCTGTGAGTGTATTAAAATCATCAAGTACATCACCTTGTGCCTGGAAACCTGTATGTCCCGCAGATGCGTAATCAAGACTTACGAGGTCCGCGTGATCCGTTGCAAGTGAGCCTGAAAATTTAGTTTGAAACGCAGACTCAACTTGTGTAAACGCTGCGTCATCTTTACCAATAATAATCTTGCCCGCAAGAATACCTTCAACTTCAACAACTAAAGGCACTGCTGACGGAGGTTGTACGTCTTCAGCTTGTGACAAAGTATAACTACCTATACCATAAATAACAGCAACGTCGTCACTGTCTGCTTGGAGGTACACCCAATGTACGCCATATCTATTATTGGCCAACGTTGCCAAACCAACACCAAAATTGTTGTAGTTTGACTGGTGAATATCCGAAACAGATGAGACTTTTTGCCAAGACCCATCATTGTAATAATAACTAAATGTGTCTGCGCCTTGCGTGTCCACCGCGCCAGTCGAAAACTCTGTCAAACCGCGCCAAAATGTGCCTGCTGTCAGTGCTATGTTTCTCGTACCCGTTTCACTAAGAATACCTCCCGATACGTGACCATAAGGCTGAACACCGACCATTCTACGAATCATAGAATTAGCATGATCACCGACCGTGTGTTGATCCGTCTGGTTTATATGTAATACAGTACCTTCTCGGCTGATCGACGCAAGTAGTACATTTGTATTGAAATCTGTTCTTACAGTCGTCGTTGCAACTGCTTGCGGACTTCCTCCATTATACTCTATATAGACATAGTTTATGTCATTGTCAGCAAGCGCTACATTCGCGCCCGCTTCTGACGCCCAATCAAAATACAATATCTGCGCTGTTGCGCTATCAGTTGCACGGATAAGCCCCGTGCCCGCTGCGACTGTGATTGTTCCATCAGCGTCGTCAGAAACTACGCCCCCTGAAATCCAGCCAGCAGAGTGAAAAATGTCTTGGGCGTGCTGAACTGTTGAAAACGTAGAACCCGAGATGCGAGCCATTGGATGATTGGCTGCATCGAGATCATCTACGTTCACCGCTGCTGTATAGTGCAGGCCCACTTTCTGGCCTGCTGCGTGTTCTACATCGCTTGTACTCTCTTGCGCTCGTGTTATATTATATACGTTGCCCGTATCGAACGACGCGGCCACAATTTCCACATTCAGATCACCAGACGCATTTGGAAATGATACTGCGTCCCAAATAACAAGTTGAAAAGTTCCTGCTGCTGTTGGCAAACTATGCCCGGCAGTCACTGTAAGAGTTACTGCTGCTGCATTAAGTGTCGAAGCGAGCGTTCCAAATGCGAAGTTTTCTTTTAGGTATCCTACTGCCATAGTTGTAAGTCCTGTTGTTTTGTCTTATGGTGTTTGTCTTATGGTGATTCGACTTGTTGACGCGCGTTGTGTAATTTGCTCGTTGAGTACTGTTAGCTGGCGAACGCGGTCACATCGTTGATGGTCACTGGTTTGGGCCTGCGTTTCCAGTAGTGGCACCGTGTTATGTGGCTGCCGCTTTTCTTTTCGAGTTTGAAAATACCACGAAGATGCTTGCGTTGGTGAATCCACTCTTCGTCCCGCCCTGCGTCATGGACGATAATATTGTCAGACACTTGAGATGCGATTCTCATTGCTGCGTCTCTGCCTATTCCGCCTTTTTGTCTTTCTTTTGGTCCATCTACGAAGACCAGGTCAAATTTCTCTGCGTGCCAGTTATCACCTTCAAGCAACTCGGGTGCATTAATGCCATCCCAAAGACGAATCTCTAAATCGTTTTGACCCCCTGCGTCCTTTACTTTTGATTCAATGACTTCTTTGTACTCTGGGCTCGTCTCGTAAGAAATTACTTTGCACGTTTCTGATAAAAGCAACGACGAAAGTCCGACGCCGAATTCTAGCACCTTCGGTTCTGATAACTGTCCCGGAACTCGCCTCGGCATGTACTGCTGGATAAACGCCCAGTCGCGTTGAGTAATTGAGTATTCGCCCCAGGGCATATTGTACTTTGAATTTGAGTGATCAAAGTAATCAATCGTGTCCCACGCTGTCATGTCTGAAAAACCAATTTGTTTGAAGTGCTCACAGCGACGGTGCGTTGTTGTGTACACTTTATACCCTGCGTCAGTCGCTCTGCGACAAAATGCAAAATCTGTACCGTATTTCTGTACGCCGTCCTCGTCAAACTCTGAATGAAAAGGTTGCTTGATGCTCTCCAAAACTTCACGCTTGACCAATATACAGCCCGTGCCAACGACTGCAACTTCAAGAACGTCGAACATATCGTCGATCGAGTCTAAGTCAACCGCTGAATATCCTTCGCCCGCTGTATGCGGAACATACGCAGTCCAATTCAGCATCTGACCTGCGCTGCGTACTAATGCGGGCGACGCAACGACGTCACGGTCTATAAACACCATTTCACATGGGTTGTGCAGCGGCACTACGTCGTCATCTATCATCAAAAGATGCGTGCAGTCAGTTTCAAGAAACCGCTTCACGATCATACAACGATTGCTTGATATCGGATTTGCCCAAGTTCTTCCGGGGTTCTCCCAAACAAGCTCTACGCCCTTCGTTCGTTGCATGGCAGGAATAACTGTGCTGCTCATCTCCCGCCGTAATTCGCCATTATTTAGGAGTGCGAAATATACTTTGTATTTCTCGTTTGTTGGTGCCACTCCGTCTTGGGCTGTATTGCTTGGCTTTGTTTGTTCTGCTGCGTTCATATTTTTCTCCTCTAAACTTATTGCTATGACAAACTATTGCTAGGATAAAATCCCGACCTCGCCGCCAGGATTTGTTCGTGCCGAGCCTCATCTTGTGACCTGGCGTCAACCCGAAATTCGTTTGTCGGGATTACCACGACGCGGTGCTTTGCGGCGTGTGTTGCGTACTGATACGTTTAAGTCAGAGTGATGTCCAAGTCGCCGGTGGCAAACTTCGGAGTGTCACCCGATGCCACAGACTTCGAGATGGTCAATGCTCCGTAGCAGAGAACATTGCCCGTAGTAAGCGCATCACAGACTGCAAAGTCGAGGATTGTCCCCCAACTCGCCGTCGCCTGCGCAAAGAGAATGTCATTAGTATTCTCAGTTGCGCCCGCAGTTGCCTTGTCCCACGTCTCCATAATTTTACGGGCATACGACGGCGAACTTGGCTCAGTAATGGTACTGCCAGTCCCTGTGTCGGTCACTGCAACTGTACACAACGCAACATACTTGCTGGGCAATGTAAACCCAAGCGTCTTGCCTTCTCCCGTCCCAAATGTTCCATCTAACAAACTTATTTCCAAATAATCAGAAAACGATCCCATTTTTTCCCTTTCAAAAGGTGTGTAATAAAATGTTAAATCCGCGCGGGATTCACAATACGTCTTTTAGTTCCTGTAAGTTGTCTAAATCTCTGTCGGCAGCCTGGCCTCTAATCTTGCTAATTGCCTCTTTGTTTGTGCAATGCACATTTTGAGTATTGATTTGTCACTGTGCTTCTTACCATAAAACGGATTCTTCTCACCAGTTACATCAGTAGACTCGCTCATCTTTACTAATGATTCCGCATTATGCTTCTTACCATAGAACGAATTCTTTTTGCCAATTTTGGATTCACTTTTCTTTACCCGTGTCTCTTCAGAATCTACTCTACCCTTATTAGCGTTGCTAATTCTCTGCTTAGTAACATCAGTATGTTTCTTGCCATAAAATGAATTACCTTCGCCCCGCATTCTCTCGCTGTGTGCTTCTCGTAAGTCTGCTCGCTTTGACGGGTGCATGTCACCAAGCGCTTTCATAGAATCGCTTAGCTTAGTACGATTCTCCGGATTAGTAAAATACGCTTTTCTTGCGGCACTCTGCTTAGCTCGCATACCCTCTTTGTTTGGATTGTTTGTAAACGTATCACAACCTTCGCCACCGCGAGTAAGATTATAACCATTTGGATGTATCGAATCAAAATTACGAATCTCTTCAATCTCGATTCGATTGGCGTCATCGTGGGAATAACAAACATGCAATGGCGTTACTTCCCATTCATCATACTTATTGAACGCTCGATGAATTAAGCTTTTATGCTCTTTTACTAAATGCTCCTTCATTCTACGCTTTAAGTCTATGGTTTGACCAATGTAACACTTATCAGATTCAGGGAAGTAAATCCTGTAAATATGTACAACTTCTCTTGTATGCAGCCTTTCTTCTCTACCATTCATTGCATCGCCCTTAATTAAGTCGAAATGTTAGTAACCTCACCTGCGTTGCGTCGCATAATATTAACAATCTGACGCTCGCCGTCGCCGGTGCCTAAGTATTCTTGGACTTGTGATTGATCCATTACGTTAATAATTTTAATTAGCGTTTTGTTCGACTCACCGCCGTCGCCTGACGAGGAAACGCCGAGTCGCCCGCTGCTATCACGTTTCAATGGCATTAGGGCTTCGTGCCCCGCTTCGCCGCCCAACGCCAGACCTCCGTTTGCCATAGGAAATATTGTTGGGCCGTCGAGTATACCGCCCCTTGCGAATGGCGTGACACTTGCGTTGTTGAAAACTAATCCGTTTGCCGCGAGCATTGTGCCACCAAACAATCCCGCGCCGCCCGCTCCTGTGCCTAATGTTCCGCCACCTATAGCGCCGCTGATACCGCCGCCGATTAACCCGCCAATACCTCCAACAACCCCACCAAGAATACTGCCCAGCAAATCAGTAGCCATTGACGCAATGCTCGACAAGTGTTCCATCATCTTATCAGCTATTTTTTCCATTGCAGGATCAATAGTGTCCTCTAACGCTTGCATTAGCGGATCGACGATCGTTTTTTCATACATGTGTTCGACTATTGTCGTTCCTAGCCGTGCGAGTCCCTCTTTGAATACTTCTTCAAGCTCTCGGTCTTCTAACATCGCAATCAACGGACCGCGCAAGATATTGCGGCGATCTTCTTCAAACTCTCTTGCGAACGCTTCGTCCTTTTCTGCTTCCTTTTGAAGTTCCTGAACTGCAATTAATTCTTTTTTGTAATTCTCTATAAGTTTATCAGACGTGTCACCAAGTAGTATTTTTGCCTGTGTCTCAAACTCTACAAATTTTATTGCTCGCTCTCGTTCGTCATTAGTTAGCCCAATTAATTCTTTTTCTAATTGCAACTCACGAGACATTTTTGCTATTGCTAATTCTGCTTTTTTCTCTACATCTGTTAACTTTCGCGTTACTTCGTTTATTTCTTCAACTGCTTTAGCATTACTTGACGCAGCAGACGTACTGATATTTAACGACTTGGTGTATTCGTCGACTACTGCTATGAGTCGCTTCGATGACGCCTCTCGCTCTTTCTGCTGCGCATTGAGCTTATCGAACATCTTTAATCTAGCATTTGCCATACGGCTTACACCTATGAGGCCCTGTTGTTTAACGCCTATCGGACCCAATTCTTTCATAATATCTGCTACTGCTACCATTTGCAGCATCTCACGGCGGGCACCAGAAAACGCAATACTTATTCCTAATGCTACTACCTGTATCTCCTTGAGAAAACTATTGACTAAAGGTGCGAGGTCTTCACCGATTTCTCGTTTAATTGATACCCATAATTCCCTATTCCTCGCTAACGTTTGATTAGTTGTCTTCGCTGCTTTCTGGAAGTTGCTCTCACTAAGACCTAACGAATTTAATGCGGTCTCATGATTCTCAATAAGCTTAGTTATTGTTTTTCGCGTTGCTTCAACACCGAGTAACGCACGTACGTTGCTAAATATCTTAGCTGTGTCTTCTGCTGACGCTTTACTCAATTTTCCAAGCGCTCCTGTCAAACCAAGTGTACTAAGAGTCGTAGCATCCAACGTCAAATTAAATTTATCTAACGCAAACGCGGCGGCCTCGGGTGTTGGCGAGAGGAACGTAGTAATAATTGCTTTAAGCGCAGTCATTGTCATACGTGCACTTACACCCTTTTGGGTTATTGTAGCAATGGCTGCCGCTAGCTCTTCAAGTGACAGACCCGCTGCTGCTGCAATTGGGACGACTTGACCAATACTCCCAGCTAACTCTTCATACTCAATTACGCCTTTCTTAACGATCGACGACATAACATCTGTCACACGACCTGCTTCTTTAGCACTAAGTCCATAAGCGTTAAGAATCGCGACCATCGCTTTGACTGACGTCGCTACGTCTGTAAATCCGCCAATTGCTGACCGCGTCGCAACTTCAAGAAACTCCATCGCGTCCGCAGCCTTAAAACTACCAGATATGATGTCAAACGTACCCTTGGACAATGCTTTAGTCGTCTGGCCGTATCTAATAGCAAGCGCCGCAATCTGCTTCTCATACTCTGGTAAGAAGTGCGCAGTCTGGTCGTCAAGCATTGTTGAGACACGAGCGAGTGACGTCTCAAAGTCTGCAAACGCTTTGAGAGACGATCCCGCGAATCTCAACCCTCGCCATGCGGCTGCAAGCCCAATAAGCCCCGTTGCTGCTCTGCGTACAGACTGGCTCATAGAGTTCATCGACTTATCAACGCGCTTAGAACTTGCGTCTACGTCTCTCGCGCCGCGACGTATTTTCTGTGTTGCAGTAGCAAACTGATCTGCACCTTGTTTAGCTTTCTGTGCTCGGATGGCAATATCAAGGTTGGGCATTTATTTATTCTTCTCTTTGTCTCTGTAGTGCTTGATAAATTGTTTGTCTAATTTGTGAATTAGATAAATAAATTCTTGGCGACGCTCTGAGTTTATTATACAACTCTCGTCGAGCCAGATTTTAATCTCTGACAATTTAATTCCGTCGTTTGACGAGCGTGTGTCTGACAAAAGGCAAAACGCTGACCATATATAAACTATGTCGCTATGCACCAGTGGTGCTTTTAAGTTCTTACCAAACCCTGCGGCTCTTATCTTCTCGTTGTGTTCCCCAAACTTAAGTTGCCAGTCGAGAAACTCGGTTAGTTTTTTGCAGATTCCTCAAGAACTTCTTTTGCATACTGATCTGCATTTTCTGATATAGCAACGACGAACGAACAAAAGTCTTTCAACTCCGGGTCGGCAAAAAACTTCTCTGATTGTCCAACAGAGAACGGTATTGGCTTACCATCATTATCGTCAATATTTTCCCAGCCAAGCAAAATAGTTCTTGCCCTAACTGTATTCAAAAGATTCGCAAGTACTTGAATATCGAGTTTATCTTCTCGCGCGTCTTTCGTTTTGGGATCCACGAGGTTTCGTAACTCTTCTTGATATTTTGGGTTACGAGCGCGGGCAACTTTCAATCTGATACCTAAAATGTAATCAACCCATACGCCCTGAATTTCTTTTGCTTCATCTGTCTTGATTCGTTCTATGTTCGCCATCGTCGTTCTCCTCTATTTACATCACTAATTAATCTATTGCTACGCCCGCCGCCATTTGATGGCAGCGGGCGCACTCTTTCTATTCTTGGCGGATAAACTAATTGCTACTTGCATACTATTACTCTGGGATGATAGTCAATGCACCTGTCACAGTTGCTGTGGCTTGTGCAATACCCTGCAAGTTAGACATGATTGGGAACCTGGCGATGCGAATTGTAGTGCTTTCAGTCGCTGATAATTTGGCACTATACCCAAAGTCACCAATTACGTCTGTGTTTATACCGCCCGCTGATCGTGTACCAGTAGTAACCACTACTGCTAGTAGCTCAATCACATACCCACTACCCTGCGAGTCTTGAACAGCAACCGCAATAGACGTATCTTGATGCGCCAGAAACTTATTGTATAACGCAACCGTCTCAAAGTATACTGAAAAAGTACCAGTTATTTCTACCGTGCCCGTACCAACACTTACGACGCCCAGCGTTCCAACTTGCATCCTTGTCCGCAATTTATTAGTCAACGATATCGCTAAACTGATAATTCCTTGCTCACTATAATTCTCCATGAAATTAGGGACGTGATTTGCCCCAGTCATTACTGCTGTAGTCCCAACTGCGTCATATCCAGTACCCGCTGAAGATGTCAGTGACGTTTCTTCTGAGCCCATAAACCCGAACGTCCCCGTAATAATACCATCAACGGGAATATCTAAATTCAACATATTAATGCTCTGGCCAAGAAACAATGAAAGAATATTGGACAAATCCTGGTAGTCTCTTTCAATATTATAAGAAACTAGCGTCGTGCCATTTATTATCTGACCACCCATCTGTACTGTCACTGGATCACCAACAACCTCAGTGACCATTGTACCATTAACAAAAATAAGTTTAGCAGACGTTGCAGACAAGATTTTCTTAAACCCATTATTAGCTGCTGTTGTGAACCCAGATACGAGAACCCACTGATTTGCAGTAAAACTACCAAAGCCACTGGCAGAATCACTCAATGAATTGTCACTCGATGCTGCGCTCATTGTAATCGCGGCGCTTATTTTAACCTCAGACGACCAACCGGACGACAAAAGAGCGGCCTGAAGAAAATCGTCATAAGTACCATAGCTCAATTCAAATGCAATATTCCCGCTGGTGCTGACACCAATTCGAGGGATATCACTAATCTGTCGATCAGCTCGCATTTCCTCACTTATAGTCGTAGCTTTGTCGTGGACAAGTGACTCGTTATTAAGCCTCAGAATCTGAAGATTTGATCCTGTTTCCTGCGCGCCGAAAGTTGACTCTTGAACGTAACTGACTTGTACTCTATTGGCGTCACCCATTTAGGTTGCTCCTTTATATTCAATGGTGTGTTATCATTGGTGTTGGTATTATCGTTGGTGTTTGTATTATCGTTGATATATTACGCTATACCATTAATGAATAGCTGAACTGTTGGGACGAGTGATACAGCACTAACAGACCCCGCCAGATTCTTATTAGTAACAGTTATTGCACCCGATACTGTAGACACCGCAGCGACAGTGCCCGATACTCTGTATACATACACCAATATGCCAGACGCGCCACCGACAGCTGCCGCAGCCGCTTGCAAGTCTTTAGCTATGTTTATGCCACCACTCGCTGACCCAATCGCTGCTGACATGCCGCTGTCTCGTGTAGATAGCATGTCGCCAGATACATTAGCAACAGCCGCTACGCTGCCAACGAAATCATGGAGTACTGATATGCCACCCAGCGCGCCCGATACACCAATCGCAGCTGACGCGTCACCAGAAAACCATAAATTCCCACCATTTTGTAAGTATGTTGATTGCTGTTTGAGTGCTCGCAAAATATCTTGGAGTACGCTGAGTAGCTCTTCGTGGTGTAAATTAACTCTGTCTGGCATGTGCCTGTACTACCTTTCTTTTGGTGTTCGTCAAGTTGCTTAATTAACGTTTATCTTGTTGCCTGTCTTGGTGCTTATCGCCAGTGCTGATTAGCTGGTAAAATCGTATTGAAACGGTATTGTAACGTCTACTTGATATTGGTCGCCACCACCTGCGTTGGCTGCTTGATTACTATTGATCTGACGACCACTGCGGTTATTGCTTATGTTGTCACTCGTCCTGCCGCGTTTAGAAATCATCGCGGTTCGGAATAAAACGTCAGTAATTTTCGTGTTGCTAAACTGAGCTTCAATAAGATCAGATATTGCGAGAACTTGATAAATGCCTTTACCTATATTATCGGTAATCGTAACACGCAACACTCCTGTTGTTCTGTATTTGCTTGTAGCAAAATCACGAGACTCCGTTGTGTCAAACTCTACAGATACTTCAAGCCAAACATCGTCCGTAGGCGTGTCTCGCGGATCATTGTCGTAGCGAACTACGTAGCTGTTCGTATTAGCGAAGTCTTGAAACGCTGTTGTTATTGTGTTTGTTAGCGTTGCGTATCCCATCTTATACAATCAAATCCGGTAGCGAGTCTGTGTCTATTCCTTCTTGTTCCAATTTTGCAATTAGCCTGTCAAGTTTATTCTTCACTCGCCTATACTGCGTCACTGGGCTTCTTGCTGACTCGCTCATTTTCTTTTTAGTTTCATCAGATAGTTTCCACCTGTGTCCTTGGGCGTTCTGATTGCCCTTGCGGGCTTCTGACATATTCTTTTTGCCTTCGTCGCTGACAGTCCAGTGCTTGCCCGTCATTGTCTTGCTTTGTTTTGCTTTCTGCTCTTCTGATTTCGGTTTGCCTTTGTTGCCACAACCCGACTTGTTGCCCATGTTTGCGTCACTTATTCTTTTCTTAGTTTCGTCTGTGTGTTTGAGCCCTTTGGCGTTTTGATTTCCTTTGCGTGCCTCTGCCATGTTCTTTCTGCCTTCAGCACTAACAATCCACCCGTGCCGTTTATGGCCGAGCATTTTCTTGCTATGCTCTGGACGCTTCCGCCCTCGAAGACAATCACCTATCTTCTTCCTGTGTTCATCTGAGAATGTCTTGCCTAACCAATAATTCATGCCTTCTCCACCAGGTGCTAAGTTATACCCGTTTGGTGGCATAGAATTGCAGCAACTAATTTCTCCTACTTCTAACTTACTGGCCTCGTCTCGCGAGTTGCAAGTGTGCAGAACTAATATCTCCCAGTCATCGTACTTTTGAAGTGCATAATAAACTGCACTCTTAAACTTGCCCTGCAAGTGCTGCCGCATCCTACGATCCAAGTCACTTGTTTGCCCAATGTAGCACTTGCCGGATTCTGGAAAATACACTTTGTAGACAACTACAATTTCATCCTTTTCGTACATGTCAAATACCTGAAATCCACATTGCAAGTTCTGTTAACGAAATTTCTACCATGCCTTCTGGATGCTGTGGGCTTCGTTTATCGTGTTCTAGGTAACTTATATAGGATAAATTATTCGAGATGTGTACAAGAGAGAACGGCGGAATGTCACTGATCTTTGCGATTTCTTTTAGAATCGTGCCGTCGCCTGACTTGTCAACTACTTCTAAAGTCCCCTGCGCCGGGCCACCAAGTTCAATTTGCCAGTTGCCCCTCGCTCTGCCTGTATCAACAGGCGTACGCAAGACGATACGCTTAAATAATTCTGCAATAACACGTTGATGAAACTTTTTGAGGTCACTTTTTATTTTCATCTCGGCGGCGGTGAGTTCCGCGTTGAATTTTGCTAAGTTTGTTGGCATTGTTGTCACTTGCTAATTAGGAACCTGTTTCAATATCACACTCATATGCAATGATGCCTGTATTGTCACCGATGGGCGTAAAGCCAATGACTGACCATTCATCGCCACGAATAATCATAACTAGTCCAGCCGCAACTGTAAATTGCAAATCAAGATTGGCGAATATTGTTTTGCCCTTGCCTGACGTTATAAGCTCGTCGGTCTTGAACCCGGAGCGATTGCGATATGGTGCTGCAGCTTTAATAGTATAATCAACAGCAGTGCCCAACGTTGTTTTGTTAGTATCTGAGTCGAATGTCGAAGATGGGAACGTACGCACAGTCACGTCGATACCTTTTCGTGTTAAAATCGCGTTTACTGATGTTGGTGTTAGTGCCATTGTTTAGCCTGCGTTGCGTATTAGTTAGTGGGTGACGAGATAATCGACGATATCGCGATGATTAAACTAATAACGCCTGTGAGACCTGTTCCGATGAACAGCAAAGCGACAGCCCAGAAATGTTTGTAGAAATTCTTTTGATTGTCTTCGATTGTTCGCAGCTTTTCGACGACGATTATCAAAATATCGTGGTCTTCGAGTTCGTTGAGTTCTGGGAAGCTGGGTAGTTCGTCGCTCATGGGCATCCTTGTGTGTAGTGCTGTTATGCGGCTTGTTTCGTGTTGCTAAATGATTAGGTCATTAAAGTCGTCGGTCGTGAGTTGCTCGGCTTCAGCTGCAAGTTGCAGTGACTTGTCGTCAACTATTCTTTGCCATTTGCTGGCGTCTTGTTTTCCTTCGTTGTACGTTGCAATGCTACGCTGCTGCCGAAGCTCGTTACTCGGGCAACGTTTGTACATAAACTCTTCAAACGACATATTCTTAAATATGCCCGGCTGATTGGCCCACGCACCTAAGTCAGTATAGAAGCCGGACTCATCCGAGTCCCAACAAGAAATATCCCGCATCAAGTATGGCAGAACTTGGTTTGCTTTGCACCAGTTCACCCTGTAGCAAACGCTATTGACTATGTCCATCTCGGGGTGGCAATAGATAAAGAACTTGCACGCCCAGTTTGACGTGCTGTGCTTTTTAAGAATCCCAAGTTTATTTACTATTATATCCTCATCAGAAACGTTGTCAAATGCAAAGATGTACGACCCAATATAATCAGCTTGTGACAATAACCTAGCATTCTCATCAGTTACAAGCCGGATATCTAGGCCCTGATTAAACTGAAACCTAATCTTGTGCGCCACAAGTCTTTGTAAAATCTCGTCTGCTTGTGGGTGGCATAAGAAGTTATTATCCAAAAACTTTACTTGCTTGTGCTGTACGATCTTCTCTACAGACTCATCGAGGTGTATGTTTCCCTCTTTCTGTCTAACGATACAAAATTCACAGTTGCGAAAACAACCGCGGGTCAAAAACCCATACGACGTATCCGCGTTTGGATAGATTGAATAATCCGATTTCCACGCGATGACTTCGTCAGGGAGCTTCTTAGTTATCGAGTACGCAGACCCACCATATTCTATGCAGTTGCAATTGGTTACTTTAAGGTGGTTTGGTGTCGAAAAGAATATAGCTGATACGAACACTTTATCATATCCTACTGCGTTAACTACTACGTCTTTGCGTTTGTGCGGATAGTAGGAAATATTGCACTTAACAATATCAACTTGCTTGTAGTACGCAGCCAGCTTCATCAACGCGATGTTCGGGATTGTTGAGTCTGCATCGACTAATAGGATTTTATTTTGACTCTGCATTGCGTTTGCTGCTTTGTGCTGTTTCGTGTGTCGTTTAAGCCCGTTCGACTTCAACAGTAAGCGGCTCGGAACCGTCTGCATCGCCGATGACAAACGGAGCGACAAGCAAATCAACGACGGTATACGTTTTGTCGGGTGACTCACCGTGAACGTACTCGCGTTTCTCAGTGATCGGCCCGATTGTGTCTTCTGTCTTCTTAACCTGTGCTTCATTCTGCTGGTCACTGACTAGCGTGTCGCCGTCAACGTCTTGCAACGCCAGATACGCACACGCTTCAAGCACTCGTTGCGGAATCGTATCACTTGCAATTAATAACTCGTCTTCGTCATACGTTTGAACACGGGGCCATTGTAACGCCTGAGTTGATACTGTTTTATATCCTTCCCAGATATAATTATAATTCAAGTATCTCGTCGCTTGACGAAGAGCATTCTCTTTTACTGCTGTTGTTGCGCCAGACCATGACGACGGATCGTCATAATTTTCAGTGATCTGGTCAGCATCCGCGACAGACATTAGGGAGTTGGCAGTGCTTAATCCTGTCCCGTCTTCTACTATAAATGTTGTTGCCATTTCTACTCCCTATACTCGTTATGTGCTATGTGCTATGTGCTATGTGCTATGTACTATATGATGATGTCGTTTAAGCTTTGATTGCCGTCTGTGGATTTGTCTTTAACTTCAGCAGCATTCGCTTCATGTATCGCATTAATATCTGAATCTGCTGTTGCTTCTCTGTCTATCAGCAACTGCTTGTCTTCAGTTTTAGTCTGCTCGCCACCGGACGTTTTTCCCACGTTGCTGGCGAGTTTCCATCCTCGATTTGTATAGAATATAACTTCATCAGCATTGACTTTTACAATCTTACCGTCGTTAGGTCTAACTACTGCTACTGTTGCTATCCACACCATGTCTGTCTCCTTGTTTGTTGTTGTTTGTTGTTTGTTGTTTGTTGTTTGTTGTTTGTTGTTTGTTGTTTGTTGTTTGTTGTTTGCTAATACACATTTATTGTCAAAAGAAAAATAAACTGGCAGAGAGTTGCCCCTCTGCCAGTCCGAGGAGATGATAACGAACATCTTTCAATGCTCGTCACCTGGCGGCGATGCCTAATCAAATGTTGCTGTCGCATTAATACGTTTAACGTACTCAGTGCAATTATCGCCATTGCTACGATTTATTACGTGTTGTTGCACCGCTATGCTGCGGTTATATAGCACCTGCAATTCTCACAGCAAATTCAGGACGCACAAGCGTACAACCATATAGAATATCAAAGGACCAAGTCGTCTGGTAATGTTGCGGTGTAACAATCAGTCGCAAAGTGATGCCAGAAACCGGATCAGTCGCTGAGAATACCTGACGACCTTCGATATCCATTTCCATAACTCTCATCACGAGCGCAATTGCGTCTCTGTGGAATACCAGGTTGACAGTATGCGAATTCTTGACAGTTACAACCTCTTCGCCAGACACCGCAACCTTCAACGCCGGAACAATAGATACCTGCGTATCATTCGATGCGTGAAGTGTATAGGGCGCACCGGAACCTGTAACACAGTACGTCTGAGTATCTCCAGCGATTGTGAAAATATCGCCAGCGACGAGCGTTCCTGCACCTGCGTCTAGAATACTAATTGCAGTCACACCTACTGCATCTGACTCGCGGCAAGTGACGTCTCCAACCGATGCTTCATAACTCGTACCAACAGTGTGCGTCGGAATGTCGTCATCAGCAAACCAGTCAATGCCAAACTTCCGGCCAACTTCGCCTGTAATCTTAACGTCAGACGAGCCTATCTTTTCAGCATCACTAATCTCAGCGAGGTCAAGCATTGCAGCTTCGGCATTGAAACTTAGAACACCTCTTCGATCTGTGCGCGGGCAAAGCTGTTCGTTCAAGACTTTCTTTGCGCCTGTTGCAGCACTTACGCCCGACGTGTCGGTTGTACCCGTTGCAAACGGATCAACAATTACGCCCGTGCCAGCAGACGGATTCGAAATAAACCCATAAATGCCACTCGTCGTGGTAGTAAACTTACCCCAGATAAACTGGTTCAGCCTATTTGCAAGACCCTTGATAGACTCTTCCATCTGACTCGGAAGGAAATTATCCTTGAACTCGATCTCGGTTTTCTCTTTGTCCGTGAGACCAATAGGCGCGCTGTGACGATGCTGATCGACGGGCAATATGACGCTCGTTGGGGTTACGTCTGTTGGTGCCAGCAAAACGTTGCTGGGTGCGACATCTTGGTCTGCCACGGCGACGGGAATCGGAATCTCGATCTGCGTGCCTTTCTTAACAGCGTCCGCGCTGTAGTCCCCGTTTACCAGCCGGGGCATAATCACCCGCTGCCGCAACACGCTCAGCGCGCGAGCCAGAATTTTTGGGATTAAAACTGTGTTTGTGTTTGCCATTTGGATGTCCTTTGTTGTTTAACTAGCTAATTGATAATTCTTTGATTTACGATGAACATCCCGTCCATTCGCGTCGTCCTGACGCTTGTGCTTGTTTGATACCAGAAGCGACATCACATCACTCAGTATTCAGCACTAATACTTTGCGTCGTTGGTGTTCGTCGTTGCATACAGTGCATCCCGCTCTGTACATAATTCTAAACACCAACGCGCTTTTCTGGGTTTATATTCCTATTACTCTTATTTATTCATGTTATATTCATTACGTATATTAACCGTCCTGAATCATCATTCCGGGATTGACGATGGGCATGTCAACAATGACTGTTCCGTTGGCAATGCCTTCGAGATTCTCACTAATCCCTGCTGCATCATCATGTTTAAGATGCTTAACGTTCTTGTTCTTTTTTGCTTGCTTGTTGTCTTTGTCATTAACATGTTTACCAGAACCAGATGAACCAGTGCCCTTGAAACACGCGGCGTAAGTTGCACTGTCTTCCATCTCAGCAACTAGGTCACCAATACTCATAAAGCTATTTACATCCGCCAAATCCTTCAACCGCCTATCCCCAGATGCATCTAATACATGTGGTACAAATTTACCATTATCTTCTTTGACCATTTTAACCTGGCGCTCCACATG